GAGGAAGTCGCCGAAGCCGAGGACAAGGCAATCACTTCTGGTAAGGTTCTCCGTCAGGTGCTTGTCAATCTCGGCAAGGAGTTCAAGAACGGCGCGGTCAAGGCGTTCAACTTCGGAAAGAAGCTGATCGCTCTGCCCTTCAAGAAGCTGGCGGCGGCTGTGAAAAGCTCCCTCGCTCCCTTGAAGCAGTTTCTCCACTCTATTGCCCGTATTGCCATGTACCGCGCCATTCGCGGTCTTCTGAGCGGTATCACTTCGGCTCTCAAAGAGGGCATGAAAAACCTATATCAGTACAGCAAGATCGCCGGGACTTCGTTTCATTCCGCAATGGATATGGCAGCGACCGACGCGCTGTGGCTGAAAAACTCTCTCGCGGCGGCTGTGGCTCCCATCGTGGAAGCTCTCATGCCAGCCCTCGACGCGCTGGCGGCGAAGATCGTTACGGTGCTGAACCTCCTGTCTCAGCTCATGGCTATCCTCGGCGGTAAGTCCACCTACACCAGAGCGGTCAAGTCTGCCAAGGAGTACGGCGAAGCGGCTGGCGGCGCGGCGAAGGAAGTCCGTATGCTGATCTCCGGGTTCGACGAGCTGAACGCTTTTCAGGACAAGTCTGGCGGGGGCGGCGGTGCGGACTACGGCTCCATGTTCGAGGAAGCCGACGTGGACTCCGGGCTGGGCGACTTCGCCAAGCAGCTCAAAGAAGCCTTTGAAAACGGCGACTGGGAAGAGCTGGGGCGGCTCCTGGGTGAGAAGGTCAATGAGATTTTCGCGGCTATCGACTGGGAGGGTATCGGCTCCAAGCTCGGCAAGAAGATCGACGGCGTTATCCGCACGGCGTATTCGTTCCTGAAAACCGTGGACTTCAAGGCTATCGGCGGCGACATTGCCAAGCTGATAAACGGCGCTATCCGGGAGATCAACTTTGAGACGGCTGGTCGGCTGTTCATACGGAAGATCACAGCCCTGTTCGATCTCATTATCGGCTTCATCAAGACCCTGAGCTGGGACGACGTAGCCAAGGCTATCGGCGACTTCTTCCTGGGCGCGTTCCGTGAAGCGTCCGAGTGGCTGCACAATAACGACTTTGCCGAGATCGGCGGGATTGTCAGCGACGGTATCAAGAAAATCCTCGATGCTATGCTGAGAGCTGTGCGTGAAATGGACTGGTACGCGGTCGGCAAGGCAATCGGTGACTTCCTCGGAAACATCGACTGGGCGGGTATTCTCTGGCGTGTCGCCGAGATCGTCTGGACGGCGTTCAAAGGAGTGCTGGAAGGATTGCTCAGTACGAGCGGCGGTCGTATGTTCCTCGCTCTGTTGGCGGCTATCAAGGGCTTGAAGCTGGCGTTCACGCTGACCGAGGGTCTGTTCTCGGCGGCGGTACAGCGGTGGGTAATGACTGGTATCAGTCCGCTTCAATCCATGCCTACGCTTATCACGCAGATCGGCGGCACGATTAAGACGGCTCTTGCCGGTCTTGCCAAGGCGGTCGGTATCGGTGCGCTTGCTGTCTTTGACGGCATTATGATTGCCTACGATGCCAAGTCTTTGATCGAAGCTGGTCGCACCTACAACGAAGCACAGCTTGCTCATAACCACGAGACGGAAACAGCTCTGAACAGCTACTCCCGACTCTATCAGGAAAAGGGCAAAGAGGTCGCCGATCAATGGGCGGCTATGGTCTACCAGATCGACACGACCAACATGGAGTTCGATCAGGCACAGCAAGCTCTCACGCAGAAGATCGAGGGCTACTGGGACGGCGTACCGCAGAATATGTGGGACGGCTTCAAGCAGGGCTGGAACTCCTACTTCGGCGAGGGCGGCAGCGGCTTGTTCGGTCTGCTGGGCGACGCTTTCACTGGCGCGGTCAACGGTATCAAGGGTCTGCTGGGTATTCACTCGCCGTCCACCGTCTTCTATGACATGGGCGTTGACCTCGTGACCGGCCTGTTTAACGGTATCTCGTCCGTGTGGAACACCGTGTCGAGCTTCTTCACGGAAGCGTTCACGGGGCTGAAAACCACGGTACAGCAGACCTGGACGAACATTCAGCAAGCCACGACGCAGACCTGGAACACCGTCAAGACCACGATGGTCAACCTCTTCACCAACGCTCGTTCCAACATCGTCTCGAACCTGAACACACTGAAATCCAACATCACGTCCGCGTGGAACAGCGCGAAGACCGCCACTACGTCGGCATGGACTACCATGACTACCACGGCGAGGGCGAAGTTCCAGGAGATCAAGAACACCGTCACGACGAGCATGAACACCGCGACGAACTTCCTGAGAAGTATTCAATGGGGGTCTATCGGTTCCAACCTCGTCAACGGTCTGCTGAACGGCCTGAGAAGCGCATGGAGCGCGGTCACGTCCTGGGTCAGCAGCGCGGCTTCGGCTCTGTCGAACACGCTGAGAAATGCGTTCAGCATCAATTCTCCGTCGAAGGAATGGGCTGAAATCGGCTCCTACCTCGATCTTGGTCTGCAAGAGGGCTTGGAGGGTGGAACCGGCAATCTTCTGGCGACGGCGACCAAGATCGCCAACGCCATGACCGGCGCGATCATGCCGACCTTGCCCTCTCCCGCGCTGGTGGCGGCTGGTATGACCCCGACCGGGGTGAACGCCACGCCGATCAACGGCGGCTACGAGGACTACGGCGAGGACGACGGCAGCGTGAGCAGTATCGCGTCCATGCTTGAACAGATGTTTGAGTATATGCGGACAGCCGGTCAGGACAGGGGTGACGTGAAGGTAATCATCGACGGTCGTGAAGTGTTCAACGCGGTCGTCAACGAGAACAACCGCGCCATTCAGAGGACGGGCGCAAGTCCGATAAGGGTGTGATGCTATGGCTGTTGGAAAACTCGCAACTAACGGCTGGTGGGCTGTGAATGGCACTCCGATCTTCACGCCGTCCGAAGTCGAGATCGACCACGATAACATGGTCAGCTCTGACTCCGGGCGCGTGGAGTCCGGGGAAATGTATATCACTTGGATAAGGGGTGACATTCGCAAGGTCAACATGACCTTCAAGTATCTCACCGGCGACGAAGTAAATTATATGCTGAACATGATGCAGGGCAGAGAGTTCAACTTCACCTACTACGACAACGGCATGGTGACGATCTCCGCTTATACGGGCAAGTGCAGCTATAAGCAGCACAATCTCACCCTGCACCCGGACGAGGGCGGTCTTTATACCGACTTCAAGATCAACGTGATCGAAATGTAAGGTGGTGGAGTATGTACCCGGTATCGGAACTGTATCTGGAAAAGATAACTGGACATTCCGTGCAGACGAATTGGTACGGCTCTGTCAAGACCACCATCGGGACGGTCTATCCTTTCGACCTCTCGACCATCATCGAGGGGTCGGGGAAGATCACCCGTGAAATCTGCCCCCAGGACGACATAGTGATCGGCTCCACTTGCTCTGCCGAGCTGGATATAAGTCTGGTCATTCCCAACGTAGATCGCTACGAGCTTTACAAGGGAACGGTGACGCTGTTCTTCCAGTTGAAGATCGGCGAGGGCGCGTGGGAAACCGTGCCGGTCGGCGTGTTCACGATTGCCGAGCCGCCTGAGCGAAGCCAAAACGTCGTGACCATTCACGCCTATGACGCAATGCTGAACTTCAACAAGGACTTCGGCCTGTATCTGCAAGGTAATCCCTACTACCTCCTGAGCTACGCCTGTAACGCTTGCAGCGTGGAGCTGGGGATAACGCAAGAGGAAATCGCCAACTACACAAACGGCACGGTGGAAACCTACACCTATCAGGAGGTCGAGATTTACACCTACCGCGATCTGGTGGGCTATATCGCTTCGTACCTCTGCTGTTTCGCCTACATCGGTGTGGACGGCAAGCTCTATCTTAAACCTTACACCACGGAGATCACCCGCGAGGTTCCTCCAAGCTGGCGGTTCGAGTACAAGCCGAAGGACTACGAAGCGTTCTATACGGCAATCAGCGCATACTTCGCTGTGAGCGAAGAAACCGAGACAATTACCTTGCGTTCTGGCGGTCTGACGTATGAGCTGGGTATCAACCCTCTCATTCAGTTCAATGCCGACGACGTGAGAAAATCCGTACTCACAAATATCATAACGTCCCTCGCCGGTATCTCTTACACGCCGTTCACGGCAATGGTTCCTTGTGACCCTTCGTTGATGGTCGGCGATATTTTGAACTTCACGGGCAATCACGCGGTAGACGGCAAACTCTCGGCGATCACGAAGCAGATCATCAAGATCAATGGGAGCATGGAGCTGTCCTGTGCTGGTTCCGACCCGAACCTGAACGTGCTGACCGAAAAGGAAAAGGCCATTCAGACGGCTTCGAGGAACAGCAACAAGGACGGTATGTACTACTACGACTTTGCCAACGCCGAGGAAGTCACTATCGGCGACGGCGAGACGGCAAGGGTCATTCTGTTCGACTACGTTACGACCAAAGAAACCCACGTCGATTTTCACGCAGAGATCAAGGGTCTGGTGGAAACTACGGAGAGCTACGACGAAGCGACCGACTTCTACACCGAAACGGACGGCGTGATCTACGTCACCTATAAATCGGGCAGGGCAGAGGTCGTGGAGTATTACCCGATCAATACGTTCTTCGACGGTATTCACCTTCTGCATCTGGTCTATACCTGGTGGGCTTCGGCGAACATTCTGAGTACGTTTGAGGTTTTCATTCGATGCGAGGGCTGTTCTCTCACCATCGAGCAAGGCGCGTCCCGTGGCTATATCGCGGGTGTCGGTCTTGTGGGCGACGGTGCGTGGGACGGCGCGGTTCACATCTACGAGAACTTCACGCCGCTCGACTTCTCCATCATCCGCAGAGACTTCGAGGACGAAGTGGAAAGCAGCTTCCATACCCCGCTTGCTCCCGCCGCTTCCGAGTCTATGGTACGCCACAACTTCTTCTCCGTGATCTTCAAAGACTTCACAGAGAGCGTGGGCGCAAGCAGACTTCATCGGTTCAGCGTAGCCTACAACGCCAACGATATGCGGTACGAGAACGCTATGGTGTCCGGGAACAACTGGGTCGTCGAGACGAGCGGTCTTGGCTTCGTCACCACCCCGGATTGCGAGGTCGATCAGATACTCACGATCACGAGCAAACACAGCGGCAACGATGTGGCTTACATTGTGTCCTTCGACGGCGGCGAGACTTGGTGGACTTACGCAAACGGCTGGGTCGAGCCGGACTACACGCAGGACGTGTACGGTATGTTCGAGGGTACGATGCGCTCTATTACGAGCGAACAATGGGCTGAAAAGCTCAACGGCACGATCATGGTACGCGCTATCCTGATCGAGAACGCGACTCTGACCGACATTCAGATTTACACGGAGGTGTACCAGTAATGCTCAAAGGACATACCAAAATCATCCTGACGGACGTGAAGACCGGCAAACAGGAAGTCCATGAGGACGACAACCTGATTACCCATGCTATCGACAAGATCATCAACATCGAAATGGCAATGAACCACGCGCCGAACACGCGGCTTCTACCGATTGCCACCAATGCGCTCGGCGGCATTATGCTGTTCGATGGCGAACTGACTGAGGACGCGGATAACATTCACTTTCCGATGGAAGCTCACTTGGTCGGTTATGCGAACACCAGCGTGAACACGTCCGACAAGTATCGCGGCTCATGGAACTCTCAGGAAAGCGGCAAGATCGAGAATGGCTACGTCAGCGTGTGGGACTTTGGTACGTCTCAGGCCAACGGCACGATTAAGGCTGTGGCGAGGACGCACGTTCACGGCGGGGCTTGTCCGTTCTACAACTACAACGGCCCTGATGTGGTAAGCACGTCCGCTGGCAACCCGACGACCGACGATTACTGGTATCCGATCAGGTACGACGGCGAGTATCTGTACATGCTCAAAGGCAACAGCTCTACTCACTTGATGCGGCTGGCGCGGGTTCGTATTCCTCGGTTGCAGATGGGTGTCGAGGACTATTCCGATGTTGGACGTACCTATGAGGTTATCGCTTCGTGGGACACGCTGCTGACCACCTACACCTACTATAACAACGCACAGCACACAAGAGAGTACGAGCAGTATGTCTACGCCGACGACCCGCGTATGTACGAGGATGGTCACGACGGCTATATCTACTGCATCGGCTTCGGCGCGACGAATGACTACAACATCTATCAATACGACTTGACGTATTTCACCATCAAGTACAGCGACGACTCCTACGACAAGTCTGAGACTGAGAGAAAGAACGTCGGCGTGTCGAAGTACACCTACAACACCAGCGGCTTCCGCTGGCTCAGACGGCAGTACGGTCATGTGAACAAGGGAACGATCTATCTGCTGGGTAATACCCGCAAGATCATTCACGTCATTCCCCTGAACAATATCGCCGCCTACCGTACTATCCGTATTCTGGAAGACTCGAACTCCGATTACATTCCGCAAATGGAATGGATTAGTCCCCACGAGGGCGGTGTGTACTTTGAGGTCTACCACTACACGACGACAAGCTGGGAATACCGGCACGGTGTAATGTACCCCGATGGTGTGTTCGTCCTTCCGAATGTGTCCTACGCCGGTCAGAGCGGTTGGCACGGAAACTTTACGATCTATGGTCAAGCATGGACGTGTGAAGACGATCTGCTGGTATGGGAGTACGGCGGGAATACCTACGTCTATTGCAACTGGGCGGCGAACTACCTTGGCACGATCAACAACCTCGTCTCGCCGATTACCAAGACCGCCGCTCAGACCATGAAGATCGTCTACACGTTGACCGACGTGGACGAGTAAGGAGGGTGCGGCATGGCTGTGAATTACATCGACTCCGGCCTTGGCTGGGTAGTGGACGAACAATTCTACAAGCTCAATGCGGGAAATAT